CGTCGGGCACTTGAGTAACATCGCTTTTGAAGGCGACCACGCCACCCGGTTTCGGGGCGTGCTCTTTGGGTATGTCTGCATGCACCTCAGCAAATCCGACTCCGTCGGACACTTGAGTAACATCGCCCATGACGGACGACCACGCACCAACACTTTCGCGTTGGCCGTGCTCTCTGAGGGTACACTCTATGAACAATAATGAATCTGTCCCTGAGGACAAACGCCGGGCAGTTGCCCGGCCTCCACACGGGCGCCCGTTCGTGGGTCGCCCTTATATCAATAGATGGCCTCTTTCATCTCAGCAGGTAGCATTTATGTCTGCATTTCATTGAGAACCTGATGACTAGTACGAACTACAACGACTGGCAATCATCAAACCAGCCGTTGTCCAACAGCATGCCCACACAGTGCGGCGTCGCAGGACTACGTGCCATTAAACCTATAAACTCCTGCATATGCATCTCCTTGTCTTTCACCGCGCACACGAGCCTAAACAAAGACTTGCGCCAACCCCGGTAAACAACGACCGTCTCTCCACTCGCTGGTAGCTTACACCACCAATGAGAACAGAAGTCAGCCGTCGGCACCAAGGAAGCGTCGTAGGGCTCCCAAGAAAACCTCCACAACACCCTGCGTACGTCATCTCTCAGCTCGTTCGGCCAGAGGTTTACGTCCGCCAACCAAGATGGGTCCGACGCGTCGACAACGGTGCTTTCTTTAATTGGATGGCCTAACGACGCCATCGTTTTAAAGTCAGTCCCGTCGTCAACGCAATCGTCTCCCATTGCACACACACTGCCAGCACCGGAATAACGTGCAGCAGCGACCCGGATCCACGAATTACCCGAAGAGGTATTGTAAGATCCAGACTTCTGCACGCCATCCCAGCGCTGAGCAAGCATGAGGCCATCAGAGAACGCGATTACTGAGCGACTTAGGCACACGGATCGGGCAAGAAGTGCCCGTGCATATGGGTGGTCCACAGAAACCCCGGCGGCGCCTACCCGGCGCAATGCGTCAAACCGTAGTTCGGCCGCAGACACCGACCAGTCCCACCCCGACACGTCAGATGAGACAAGCTCACTGAAAGTGTCAAGATAGGCACCGACGAGGTCGACTTTCTCCTTACTAAAACCCATACCCGGTTTAACGGGCAGCCGGTGGAATGAAGCGATCTCTCTCGAGTTCAGTTCGGAGCAAAGCACACGCTCAACAATCTGATCTACGATCGAGACCGACATGATCAATCTCACACGGCCCTCCTCCAATTTCGTGGTGGAGTGGGGCTCGTTCTTGACGAAAATCCTTATGGGATCACACAATCCTGCTTTGACTAGCTCTTCAGCTGTCATTTTACTACACTGTAATGTACACAAAGCTTTTAACCTCCGCATTACACACCCCCAAACTATTCCACTATAATCCCGCATGAGTACGCCGTTACTTGTAGCTAGCTTCGTCCATGGAACACCGGGTGAGGCATCCATGTTTACGCTTGCTTCGATTCGCAACGCATCGCGTAAGAGAGCAAATCCCTCAGGAGAGTATAGGCCTTGGTGCCACTCTCCGAAGAGACCTGCGGTTTCGTCAGCTCTGCATGGATGCTGTCGACTCTCGCTTGCAAGGTCTTCGAGGAAGGTTGTGTATTTTGCTCGGGCGCAACATCCTTCCCAGCTTTCGTCGTGCGCTCGCGCACGCTTGGCTGCTTGGATGCTGAAGCTCCGCTTTTCTGCGGTCGGCCCCCGGCTCGGCCAGGCGAACCCGAGCTCCTTTGACCAGAGCTCTTGTTCTTTTGGCGAGGCTGGCGAGTGGAAGGAGCAGGAGTTGAATCCACACTCCTCCCAGCCGTCGGCCCAAGCGGGGGTTTGTTCGCGCCACTCGTACTCTCCGAGTTGTGAGAGTTGTGGGTAACCCCAGCCGAGTGAACTGAGGCCTTCGCATTTCCCGAGTTAGGAATCGCTCCGTCAAGCGACACAGGCGTTGCAGCTGCCGCCGCACGCTCTGCGCTCGAATGCGTCTCCGCACCCGCGCTAATCGCAGTCAGGTTGCGCCGGACCCCGAATTCGGAAGACGTCCGCCTTCCAGCGAACGCCTCATCGACAACGGAGGCCGGAGCACGACTCCCTCCAGTGTTGCGTGACTCAAACAGCGGAAACTCAGGCAACGCATCGTCATCATCATCCACGCAGTCAGACCATTTTCGGCCACGGCACTCCCAGGTGGAGTCCGGTCGAACGGAATACTCACCCCTAGAGGCTCGCACTCGCGCCTTCCGGCCCCGCAGAAGCAGATCGAACTCATCATAGTCACCATCGATGTCAGCCACACGATTCCAGGCCTTGGATTGATCCCAAGACTCGTTAGCGTGCAGTAGTGGCTGAAGGGCGACACCAGTGTTGGACGAACCGCTTGGACAGGAACCGCGGTGCATACCAATGACTTTTCCGTTGCGCATCAACGGGGTGCCGCTCCATCCAGCCTCGGTGGACGCGGAGTGGGTGAACACAAAGCTCCTCCCGCTCCGGGCATAGCCCAACGACATGGCGGCCGTCGGACCATCGAAACCATAAAGGCGAACAGAACACTTCTCTGGGGGCTTGAAGTCAGCTCGGGCAGTCTTCACACCTAGATACGACCAGACTCCACTGGGGACTTCAATCCCAATGATGTCCAGCGCATGCTGGGAGGAAAAGTACTGACACGGCCAATCCGGATCGAGTGGTACAGACCACTCTCCCCGGACCAGTACCGGGTCTGCGCAGTCAAGCGCACTCCGTGCCCCGTGGGTCACAGTGAACAGCATTGACTTACCAGAGCCGTCATCAAGCCGGAAAGCCATCGCAATTGGCTCATGCGGCCTCCTCGCGGAGGCAATATGAAGCACGTGCGACGGTAACTCTTCTATCTTCTCGATAGGGTTGCCCGGGAGTCGCGACTCCCGCCAGTCAGCGGGGGGCGCAGAAGAAAGCTTCGTTAGGGCTTCTCCCCATGAGCCGTGTTTCAGCCTTATCCTCTTTCCAGGGAGGCAGGGGACTGAAAGGTACGGCCCGACGTCGTCGAAGGCAAGCCAACCGTTTAGATCAGCAATCGTATCCCGCTTACCCACCCACTTAGGAGCGGGGGACAGGACACGCCACATTATATACTGCGCCATACGTAAGAGAGTGGAAAATCCGAACGCAGACGCAAACGCAAACATAAGCGTGAGGATGGTAGCCATCAGCCAACCCATGGGTCGCAGAACTGCCAGATCCAGCACTCCGGAATCAGATGGTTTTACCGGAGTGTAGAAATCCACACAGGCAGTCCAGGCCCACAGGATCAGACTTTGGACAAAGTATCCCCATCCCTCAAGAACACTAGCCACCTTGCAAAATAGCGTTTCCTCTCCCGCAGGAAAGTACACTGCCAATTGCTCGCTAGCTAGGTCCTCGGGCTGCTTCAAACACGGGTGCACGAATCCTACTTCTAGGACCGCGGATCCGGTCTGGTACAGCGCTGGGAGGATAGCAAAGGCCGCAGCCACGCTTTTG